CATAATCGCCTTCCTGTTCAGTAACAGAACCGTCAACTGTAAATAAGAAAGGAAGATGCTGCCCTAAAATCCTATTATAAAACATAGAATGGATAGTATCTGAATCAAACCACTCTGAAGCTGTTGAGCTGTGCATATTTTCAGCGAATAAGTTTGTATCTGTAATATAGCTAAAATTCATGGCATGATTTATTCTTCCGTATCTTTGTTCAAAAGTATAAGTTGAAATATCAGAAGTAGAAAGTGTCCATGGAAGGGTTGCTGACCAGACTGGTTGTCCGAATGATGCTGTATTTGCGTAAGTGCTTCCACCGATAGAATTCTGTAATTTTGTATTGTCATAATCAATGGCAGTTTTCACGCTCATGTCAGGCGAATTTGGAAAATCCATAAATTCTCCGTACAAAATCGCACCAATCTTCAAATCTGTATTAAAATCACTTCCGGTTCCAGTATCATCTTCAATCGTAATTCTCATATATCTATTATTTGTAGTTTGTGTACTCCACGTAATAAGAGTCCAGCCATTATTTTGAGGATCAATATAACCAGCACCGGCATCGGCACGAGCATTGATGACTTTAGTATGACTACCGGTAGTTGATACTGTTGTAGGTGTAGCCATGTCTGAAGCATCATCAGTTTGCACTTTAAACACAGCATCGGCAGCATGGAAATTATGCCCAAGAATCGCAAGGAAAGATGATTCTGCAAATGTATCTGTTGAAAATTCAGTATCATATTGAATATAAAAAGCCTGATTTTCTGCTTCTATCGTGACAAAATTAGACGGACGGAGATCAAATAAATCTTCTTTCTGTCCGGAATCAAATGTAACCGCAGTTGATCCGTCATCCTGTAACATGGAAATATTCGACGGTGTACTCCATCCATGTGCTAAATTAAAGGAAATCAAATCTATGTACGCTCTTGGCGTAGCTATTCTATTATAACTCATGCATCCACCTTTATTGCTTTAATAGAACAACCGTTCATTTTTTTACTTATGCTCTGAATTATAAAAACATCAGAACTGAAAGCTGTTCCATAGAGTTTTAAATTACTATCCCAATTACTAAATGTAATGAAATCTGTGATCTCAAGATAATTGTATTCAGGGGTTATAATATTAAAATTAAGAACTACTTTCCTATTTTTATAATGATCCCTGTAAGCATTTCGTAAATTATCAGCAGTTGTTTCATCTAAAATACAGTCAGCATCAAATTCTAAAGTTAATGTTTCACTAAATCCATTTACAGTGGTCCCGGTTGAAGTCGAATCTGTATCTGTCGTTGATTCTAACATTTTATCACGAGCATAATCCTGGGCATAATTAATAGTGATTTTATTTCTCACATTATTTAATGCTGTACGCCCAATACTTTTTAAATTAATCTCATTAAAATCAATAGTCGCTTCGGCTGTCCATGTATCGCTTGGTAATAAAAGTGTTTTAATCTTGAATAATCCACTACCAGAAAACCATAAAAAACTCATACACTGACGGCATATTTTGTTAATTAAATCTTTTGAATTGATAAATTTATATTGAGAAAAAGCAAATTTAATATCTGCAATCGCATCATCAAATAATAAAGCAATGTCTCCTTTTGTTGCATCAGTTTGAGCGTTTCCAGCTTTATCAAACGTTTGAATGTCTATATCAGAACCATCTGTAGAGCTATCTAATCCTAATTCAGTTCTTAATATATCTTCGATCATATAAATAGGATTGTCAATAACTGCACCAGCATCATAATTAGGATCGGGTTCACTGCCATTTTCATCTGTTCTATCATTCGAGTCCACAGTATCAATCCATGCACCATATTCACGACCTTTTCCAGATACGTATACATAATCTGCGACATCTGGAGTTGATACTGTCTTCGTTCGTGCAATTTTTCTAGTAATCGCAACTCCTTCAGCTCCTCTATCGTCTTGATAGTCTTTCTGCCAATTCGCTTCTTGCGTTGTGATTTCATAATAATCTGGAATTTGTTTTTCAAATGTTTGAGATGGGCTGAAGTTTATTTGAAAACCAGCTTGATATATCTCAAGAGTATGAGCCGTAGAAGTGTCCGCACCAGCATTCAATTCTAAATGAATAATATCTTCAAGATTCCATTCCTCTTTTTCTGCGGTTGTATATCCAGCCGAAAGATCAACGGATTGTGCTCCAGAGCCATCACTCCACGTTAGATTCTGATAGTTAGCAGAATTGACACCGACTTTGAATGAATTTATATCAATCCCAGTACCACCTGCCTCTGGCGTAAAGTCTTTATATAAAACAATAAAATTCACACTGGATATAGTTCCTAAGTTCGGAGTTTTGGGTACTCTCCAATAAGCATCCACTTGATAACCTTTACCGCTTACTGAATTTAACGCACCATAAGTTGTTAAATCACCGTCTACGGTATTGCCGAAAGCAAGAACATCGCCTGAAGATGAATGAGTGGCTAACGGTATAAAAACCCTCCAGTCTACACCGCTAAAATCAACTCGATAGCTTGTATCGGAAGCATCTGCGTTATTGTCATTCACTTGATAATAAAAACCATCTTTGTATGAAAAAATATTCTCATCAGTTAAAGCATTTACTGTTACTGAATCAGGTTGTGCATAAACTTGAGCAGCCGATACATTCCATTTATCAGTTATTATTGCAGGAAACTTACCCTTTACAAAATGTTTATCATAATTACCCGATGCTCCGAATGAATTAGCGTTCGCATCAACAGAACAATCTCCATAAAATATAGGGATCGGTTTATTGATATTGCCTTTCGGTGCGTTTGTGTATGTATCTGCATCCACAACGTTTTTAGGCAGCTGATTATGAAAAGCATTACTTTTATCTAATAAAGTAAATTTAATATTATTGTAGTCGTAATCTATATTGCCAGAAATAATTCCCATACCTATCATTCTTGCAGCCGTATCATAAGTTCCAGCTTGTGTGGTATTTTGAAAAAGTTCCCATTTGCGATTAGCATAATTGTTTGTTAAAAACAAATCAGAGAATCTGCCGCCCTTTATAGAATTATCTGTATTAATTAACTTTACAGACATATTGCCAGTGCTTGTCGTAAAATTAAAAAAGTCTAAAGATTGCTGTAGATTTCCCCAACTTGAAACAAGACCGTAGTATATATCAGTTCCATCAACTCGGTGAATATCAGAAACTCCAATGAAATCAGAAGAACCTTCTGCGTTATAATATAATTTAAGAACCCAAAAAGAAGTAGTGTTCTTTAATTTTAAAGCACTCGATAGAGCAGAATCGAAGCTAAGCATCAATCCTTCCCCCTAACGAAGTAGCTTTATTTATTGCAGGTAGGAGTTCATTGAGAACGTAATCTTCTTGTATTATACCGCCGGAGATATTGATTGTTATCCCTCCAGATATACCCTGTTCGCTTGGAGTAATCTGAACTCGCTCCCTACCCGAAGGATTGTCGCCGACCATAATCATCTGTGGTCCTGAAGTAACAAATTCTCCACCCTGAGCAAATTTAGGGACAAGGTTTTCAAATAATATCATAGCGGCAGCTGCGGCAGCTGCACCAGTTGCCAATCCGATTATACCTTTAGTGGAAATTTCCGATTCAAGTACCCCTGCTATCATAGATGCAAAACGTGCTTTAATAACATCTCTAATCGCACCTTGAATACTCTGTGCCGATTGACCGGTAGATATTGCTGACTCCATGCTCATTTTTTTAGTTTCAATTCCTGTTTCTGTACTTACTTCCCCAGATTTTATAATAGCTATTGCTTTACCTTCTTCGCTTTTGGTTATTTTCTCATTTAATACTACTACACTATCCGCATATTCCCTCCATATTCCTTTTAATCTTTCCACAAATTCTGCCTGTGTTTCTATTTCGCCTTCACCCATAAACATTTTTTTAAATAATTCAGCCATACCTGTAGCCTCTAAATCTTCTTGAAGCCCTGTAATTTGCGATACTATAGATTCAGTTGCTTCTGACATATCGATAGGTTTAGCTAATTCTGCTTTTACTAATCCAATTTTTTCAGATATTTTAGGAAACTCATCTATCAGATTATTAAATTCTTCCTTTATATTATTAACTGCTTCACGCATCTTATTGGTCATGTGAATGCTCATTTCTACAAAGAAT